GGGGCAATGTCTGGGGCAATGTCTGGGGCAATGTCGAGGGCGAAATGAAGGATTAAACATCATGTCACCATCATTCAACAATATGGCAATGTCTTTCGTTGCCGAGAAAATAAAGGTAGACATCTACGAAGATGGTACAACCTACATAAACGATGGTAGGTGTAGGGTTCAGGTAGATGGGAATGGGATGAGCAAACTTGTACATGCTTGGCAGGCAGTGCAACAAGATCAAGGAGAAAGCAAATGACTAAATTTACTGAGGAACAGATCAAGTACCTTGAAGAGGTCATCGTCTTTACTGAGAACGGTATGTCTGTCAAGGATTTCAAGGGCAATGTCTGGGGTGATGTCGAGGGCAGTGTCTTGGGCGATGTCTGGGGCGATGTCTGGGGCGATGTCAAGGGCTATGTCGGGGGCCATGTCAGGGGCGATGTCAAACATACCTGTCAACGGGGGTAAAGCAAATGAATAGGAACCCAAGGATATGCGGTATGGAAGATGCCCGCAAGGGTCGTAACCCACGGCCATACTATCTGAAGGACGGTGAAGAAGTATGTGTGGATAACATGACCAACCACGAAGTTCAGCAATACTATGACGGCTATGAGTACGAGGAGATACAATATGCCGGTGGTTTCAGAGGAGTGTCCAAGTACTAAAAATAGTTCTTGACAACTGAAAAAACTGCTGTATACTCTCATCAACACCCCTGAGGGATATAACTATGAATACTAAAGAAAGAACAGACAAGTTACCTTGTCCGTTTATTGACTGTGGTAGTAGTGATGCCTTCTCTTGGTATCATTCTCAAGACAAGGGCCACTGCTACTCCTGTGGAAAAGACTACCCATTCCACTCAAGACAATCTTCTGTTGACTCCTCTCTGAAGCAGGAGTATGACAGCTACATCACAACCCCAGACAGGAATATGACAATGGAAAAACCCAGGGCTGTTGTTCAGCCTATGCTTACCCCTATCCACAGAGAGCACAGGGGTATCAAGAAAGAAACGATGGAGAAGTACGGGGTCAAGACTTATGTCAACCTCATCAACAACGAAGAAGTGAAACAGGAATATCCGTACCCTCATGGCACCAAGACTAGGGTGCTACCCAAGTCTTTCACTACTTCCCTTGGCTTTGGTTCTGACGAACTGTTTGGTATGGACAAGTTCAACTCTGGTTCAGCCAAGGCTATCACTATCTGCGAGGGTGAGCTTGATGCTATGTCTGCCTTCCAGATGCTAGGCAGCAAGTACCCTGTTGTTTCTTTGCCGTCTGCTACACCTAGCAAGAAGCTTATTGAGAAGTGCAGAGACTACCTCTCATCCTTTGAAAAGATATACTGTTCGTTTGACAGTGACGGTAAGTCAGACCACATTGCTGAGAAGCTGGCGGGTATCTTTCCAAGCAGAGTGTACAAAGTACCACACACCAAGTACAAGGACGCCAATGAGTTCCTGACTGCTGGTGCTGAAGCAGAATACAGGAATAGCTGGTGGTCTGCTCAACTGGTGAAGCCGGATAACATCCTGTGTACAGAAGCAGACTTCATATCTCTGTTCAACGACTCACCCAACTATGAGTACTTCAAGACCAATGTTCCAGGCCTTGACGACAAGATCATGGGCATCCACAAAGGAGCCTTCACTGTTGTCCTTGCTGAGACTGGCATTGGTAAGACAGAGTTCTTCCGTTTCCTTGAGCATCAGGCCATTACCCACACAGACTATTCGATTGCCTTCTGTCATGGTGAGGAGTCACAACTCCGAGGTATCCTTGGTCTGTTCTCCTACCATGAGGGCAAGAACCTCACCCGCAAGGACAAGGTGGAAGAGCTACAGTACCAAGAGAAGTATACCGAGTTTGTCAAGAAGCTGGTGTCCAAAGAAAATGTGTACCAGTTTCTTATCCGAGTTGGTTCTTCTGTCGAAGACATTGTAGACCAAGTACGGTTCCTTGCCGTAGCTATGAGTGTAGACTACATCTTCCTTGAACCTATCCAAGATTTTGTGTCGGCTCGTAGCACCAGTGAGAAAGAAAGTCTCTTGACTGAACTTACGACGCAGCTTAAACGATTGGCTGTAGAACTGAACGTAGGTATAGTAGTGATTGCACACTCAAACAAGGAAGGTGAAGCCAAGTACTGTGCATCCATCATCCAAGGTGCTGCATTCGAGATCGTTCTTAAACGTAACCCTGATGCTTCTGATGAGACACTGGCTAACACTACCTTCGTTTATGTAGGCAGGAAGAACAGAACTGGTGGTGGCTCTGGCTATGCAGGTTCCCTGTACTTTGACTTTGATAAGTTCACCTTGGAACCTACATCACTTGATGACCCAGAGGAACTATGAGTACCATCATACTTGACATCGAAACTGAATCCCTCACCCCATCTAACATCTGGTGTATATGTACACTGGATATAGAGACAGGAGAGGAACAGACTTACCTTAACCCAACCTCTATCCCAGAAGAAAAGGAACGCTTCAATAAAACTTGTACTGACAGTCATCGTTATGTTCTTCATAACGGAATCGGTTTCGATGTACCAGTCTTACGAAAGCTTTGTGGATGGTCTGTTAGAAACGATAGAATAACAGACACTTTGGTTGTATCCAGGCTCAAGGACTACGGCATTGAAGACGGCCATAGCCTTGCAGCTTGGGGCCAAAGACTCGGGTTCCCTAAGACCTACTTCAAGAAGTTTGACACCTTGTCCCAAGAGATGATCGACTATTGTAAGCAGGATGTAAGGGTGACACATAGGCTGTACACCAAGCTATTACCGTTCATCAACGACAAGACACAGGCCACCGCCTTACAGGTAGAACATGACATTCAATGGCTGTGTGAAGAGATGACAGACAACGGCTTCTACTTCAACAAGACAGAGGCAGAGACTATCCTTGCCGAGATTACTGAACGGAAGAATATACTGGAGACTGGATTCCAGAAGGACTTCCCTCCAAAGCTGGAGCCTGTTCACTCTGTTACCTACCGGACTACCAAGGACGGCAAAGAATTTGCCTCTGTCACCAAGGCCAAAGAGAAGTATATGATCCACACTGTGAAGGACGGTATGCTTCTGTGCTTTGACTATGTACCCTTCAATCCCGGCTCACCACAGCAACGTATAGACAGGTTGTGGGAGGCAGGCTGGCAACCAACAGACAAGACCAAAGGATACTTGGACTATGAACGAGAAAAGCAACGGTACTAAAAAGGGTATGCACTACCAAAGGTACGGCTGGAAATGTAATGAGGTTAACCTTTCCACAGTTCCTGACACAGCCCCTGCTGGTGCTCACAACATAGCTGAGTGGATGACACTGGAAGGTAGACGTTCTTCTCTTGTCGAATGGTTAGGACACTGCGGTGACGACCACCGTATTCACGGAAGGTTCACACATATAGGTGCATGGACTGGACGTATGGCACACAGCAGCCCCAACCAAGCCAACATCCCTGCTTCTTTCCATGGTGAATCCAAGACTGCTGTAGAGGCTGTCAAGGCTAACTATGATGGCAGGATGAGAGCACTGTGGTGTGTACCTGATGGCCACTGGCTAGTCGGTACTGACGCCGAGGGTATTCAACTTCGTATCCTTGCCCATCTGATGAAGTCTGAGGAATATGTACATGCTATCGTATCCGGCAAGAAGGAAGACGAAACCGACATCCACAACGTCAACCGTCGAGCACTGGGTATGTCCCATGTTACCCGAGACATGGCTAAGACTTTTATCTATGCCTTCCTTCTTGGTGCTGGTAATGCCAAGGTAGGTGAGATACTCAAGGTCAATTCAACAGAAGCAGCACAGGCAGTAGAGAACTTCATGCAGTCTATCCCTGGCCTTGCTGACCTGAAAAAAAGGGTTATCCCGTCAGTAGCCAAGGCTGGCTGGTTCACTGGTCTTGATGGTCGTCGGGTACCAGTACCCTCAGAACACAAGACACTGGCTGGTATGTTACAGAATGGTGAAGCAACTGTAATGAAACATGCTGCCCTTGACTGGACAGCTAAGGCAAAGGGAATCAAGTTCAAGCTGGTGACTTGGCCCCATGATGAATGGCAAACAGAAGTAGAAGGAGATAAAGAAACAGCAAAAAAACTAGGTGCAATACAACGTCAATCAATTGTTGACACTGGAATCAAACTGCGTATAATGTGTCCTCTAGCTGGCTCCACCGACATCGGTACCAACTGGAATGAAACACACTGAAAAGGAAAAACGAAATGTCAAAGTTTAAGTCTGTCACTACTGTTGGTCCGGTCTTTTGGGCTAAGGTCATGCCTGGTCAGGAAGAAATGGGATACCTCGGAGCCTATGAGGCTTTCGATGGTGCCTTCACTATTGACCAAGAGTTGAGCAAGGAAGAGTTTGCCAAGCTCAAGGAGGCTGGTAGTCAGAAACGTCCTGTCCAGAAACACCTCATGGATGGACGTATCGTACTCAAATTCGTCCGCAAGAACCGGGTAACTAACGGCAAGGGTGAACTTGTCGAGGCTGCATCTGGTGCCCCAGAACTTGTAGATGCTGATGGCAACCCTTGGTATGGTGAGTTTATTGGTAACGGTTCTGTCTGTGTCCTCACCAATCTCCTCTCCTTCTTCAAGGCACCGGACGGTACCACAGGTTGCCGTACTACACTGACTAAGGTTCAGGTTCTTGAGCATATTGCTTTCGAGTCTGAGGCTGCGTAAGGAATGGTGTTGTGGGCGGTACTAGGAAACCAAACCCTATGGCTAAGGACTTGAGACAACCCAAGTATCGCCCACAGGTTATACCAAACAAAAAGAAAACCATACCAAGGAAACAAAAGAATGTCTCAGATCAAAGTAACCTATCTTGACCACATGGGGTCAGACTTGTCTGTCGTAAATGCAGCACGAGTTAGCTTTGGTAAGAAATCACATTGTGAAGAGATACGATGGGTAGAAATGGGTGATTGGTCGGGTGACATTCCTGTTGTTTCCCAGCGGGACGCAAATCTAATCAGTTACCTAGCCAACCACGGGCACATCAGCCCCTTCGGCCACTGCTTTGCTTCCTTCCACGTCAAGGCTCCTATCTTTGTAGCTCGACAGCTAGTGAAGCACAAGTTCCTGCGGTGGAATGAGATCAGTCGTAGGTATGTAGACGAAGAGCCTGAGTTCTATGTACCTAAAGTGTGGCGTGGTAAAGCTAAGAATAAGAAGCAAGGCTCCTCTGACACCACTGTAGATTTTTTGCGTATGCAGGGATTCGGAGAACAGACTGTAAATGACGGTGTATTCAAACACCAGATGCACACCCTAGACCTCTACCGTGATATGATTACAGCAGGAGTAGCACCTGAGCAAGCACGTATGGTCTTACCTCAGTCCACAATGACCGAGTGGTACTGGAGTGGTAGCCTTGATGCGTTTGCAGATATGTGCAGCTTGAGGCTTAAGCCCGATACCCAGTATGAGACCCGACTGGTAGCACAACAGATCAGTGAGAAGATGGCTGAGTTGTTCCCTGTGTCGTGGGCAAGCCTTGTAACGGAAGGAGATAAGTAATGAAACAAGTACTAAAGTCTACTGCAATATTCTTATTGGCCGTATTAGCCGTATTACTAATTGTATGGTATACGGTTTATATTTGGGGTGACTGTTTGGAAGAAAATAGTTTCTTTACCTGTGCAAGGATGTTAAACAGATGAGCCTAACAAGCGATGACTGAACAACGAGCCAGGTTTGATTCTTAAATATCAATCTCTCAGGGTTTAAAGATGACAAGAAGTTTGGTATCATCTTATGGGCAGATGACCCCGATCAGATACTTGAAGACTGGTGTGACAGACTCCAAGACCTGGAGATAGAAGGCTACTTAATAGGAGAAGAAGATGCATGAACCAGAGGAAGATGTCGTAAACAAGCCGCCTCATTACAACAACGGAAGTATTGAGTGTATCGACTATTTGAAAAGCAATATGGATACTCTTATGTTTATGGGGTATCTTGAGGGGAATGTAAAAAAGTACTTGCATCGGTTCAGGTACAAAGGTAAACCATTAGAAGACTTGAAGAAAGCACAGTGGTATCTTGATCGACTGATATGGGAGTACAAACAATGAAGACAATCGACACCCTAGTAGAAGACATTTATAGTGTACTTAAAGGCGGCAACGGATGGTCTGGGAACAACGGTTCTTTCTTGGGGGAAGCTATTGCTTTCAGTTCTAACCGTAGGTTTTCTAAACAAAACAAGCCTCGTAGGTACCTGTCACTTTCTTCAGTAGGTTCTAGCTGTGAACGTAAACTCTGGCTCCGTATCAACGGTGTTGATCCTGAGGAAGAAGTATCTGGGCCAGACCTGTTGAAGTTCTTCTATGGCGATATGGTTGAAGAGCTTGTGCTAAGTCTTGCTTCGGCTGCTGGACATAGTGTTGTAGGTCAACAAGACGAACTTGTTGTCGATGGGGTCAGGGGTCATAGGGACTGTGTTATTGACGGTATGACAGTTGATGTCAAGACTGCATCACCCTACTCCTTCAAGAAGTTTGTAGAAGGTACTCTGCACCAAGAGGATTCTTTCGGGTACCTCAGTCAGTTATCTTCCTATGTTTATGCAGCAAAGAATGACCCACTTGTAACCGACAAAAACCGTGGAGCTTTTCTTGTAATCAACAAGGTCTCTGGGGAAATCTGCTTAGACATCCATGACTTCTCGAACACTCTTGAAGAAAAGCCTCAAGAGATTTCCAAAGTCAGGGCTATGGTTAAAAGTGACAAGATGCCTGACCGTCTTGCTACTGTACCCATGAGCAAGACATCACCTAATACAAAGCTGTGTACTTCCTGTACTTTCTGTGGACATAAGAAAACCTGCTGGCCTGAGATGAGGGTGTTCCAGTATAGCAATGGCCCTGTCTATCTGGTTGATGTAGTTAGTGAGCCTAACGTACCAGAGGTTACTGATGCGGCCTTCTAGTGCAAAGGCAAAGGGTCGGAAACTTCAGCAGCTTGTCAGAGACAAGATACTAGAGAAGTTCCCGACCCTTGAGGCAGAGACAGATGTTCGTAGTGCTATCATGGGTGAGACAGGCTGTGATGTAAAGCTGTCGTCAAAAGCTAGGAAGTTGTTTCCCTTCTCTATTGAGTGTAAGTCTCTGGCTAAGATAGCCGTCTACTCGTTCTATGAACAGGCTTCGGCTAACACAGAGAAGGGAACAAAACCTCTTGTCATATTCAAGGCTAACAGAAAGAAACCTATGGTCATGCTAGACCTTGACACATTTATGGAGATGGTCAAATGAAAGCTGAAGATGTACTGCTACACAGGTTTACTCCTGGTACTGCACCAAAGGAAGACCCAGAAGAAAAAGGAGTATGGGGTGCTCTAGTAGAAGCCGAGATTAATGGCTTTATGGTGACAGCTTTCTTAGAATTTGAGTCGGCAGAGGAGAAAGACATGTTGACAGAGATGTTCAGAACAAGTATACTTCCTGTTCCTCTTGAACTCATTGGTGTAAAGACAGCCTTCACTGTAGGCACTAGGGTTGGGGTTAGCAGCCATGATGTTTGAAGACATGATTGATGCCTTGGTGAACAACTATGGGCTTGAGCTTCTCATGGAGCAGAACGACCTGACAGAAGAAGATGTTATCAAACATCTAGTCAATGCTGGTCTTCTTGATACAGAAGACTATTTCTATTCCGACGCAGAAGAAACTATCTGGGAGCTAGATAATGATTAATGAAGACGACTTGGAGGGGTTTGGTTACTACGGGGACAGCCTGTCCTTTAATGACTACCAAAGAAAAGCATCAAGGACTGCCATCTACTCTATGGCTTATCAAATACTGTATCCTGCCCTTGGCCTTGCCGGTGAGGCAGGAGAGGTTGCTAACAAGGTAAAGAAACTTCTCAGGGATAGCACTAAACTTGACAGGTCAGCTATTGCTGATGAGCTTGGTGACGTACTCTGGTACATCTCGGCCTTGTGTCGAGACCTCAATATTGATATGGGTGACGTAGCAAAGAGGAACCTTGAGAAGCTTTACGACAGGATGGAACGAGGAACTCTAGGCGGTAGTGGAGATAAACGATAATGGAAAATACAACTCTTATTCAAGATGTCCCCGGCTGGATCATAGCTGGCTTTGGTTTTAGGTTTGGTTGGGAAGCTGCTGAAACTATCCGAAACTTTGTAAGCAAGAAGAAAGACTGACCATGAGCAACTACCTACCAACTGATTACCAACACTTTATTGCCACCTCTCGTTACTCTCGGTGGCTTGAAGATGAACAACGTAGAGAGACTTGGGAGGAAACAGTAGAGAGGTATGTGTCCAATATACTGACCCCATCTGTCGATGATCCAGTGGTTGATGAACTGAAAGAGGCCATCATCAGCCTAGAGGTTATGCCTTCCATGAGGGCTTTAATGACTGCTGGTAAGGCACTGCACAGAGACAATACCTGTGGGTACAACTGTAGTTACTTACCCGTAGATGACCCTAAGTCCTTCGATGAGGCGATGTTCATTCTCCTCTGTGGTACTGGTGTCGGCTTCTCTGTTGAGAGGCAGTTCATTTCCAAGCTTCCTGAAGTCCCCCAACTGTTCGTCAGTGATACAACAGTTGTCGTCAAGGACAGTAAAGAGGGGTGGGCTAAGGCTCTTCGTCAAGTACTTGCTCTCCTGTGGTCTGGTGAGATTCCCAAGTGGGATGTCTCTGCTGTTCGTCCTGCCGGTGCCAGGCTGAAGACCTTTGGTGGACGAGCCTCTGGTCCCGGACCTCTTGTCGAGCTGTTCAACTTTGCCGTAGGTGTATTCAAGGGTGCTCAAGGACGAAAGCTTAACAGCATTGAGTGTCATGACTTGATGTGCAAGATAGGTGACGTTGTTGTTGTTGGTGGTGTCCGTAGGTCTGCCATGATCTCCCTGTCCAACCTGTCTGATGATCGTATGAGACATGCCAAGTCAGGCAACTGGTGGGAAGGCACTGGGTTCAGGGCGCTGGCCAACAACTCTGCCTGCTACACTGAGAAGCCTGATGCTGAAACTTTCATGCGGGAGTGGCTTGCCCTTATCGAAAGCAAGTCAGGTGAACGAGGCATCTTCAGCAGACAAGCATCAAAGAAACAGGCGGCAAAGAATGGACGACGAGATACTGAGTGGGAGTTTGGAACTAATCCATGCTCTGAAATCATCCTTAGACCGTATCAGTTCTGCAATCTTACGGAAGTAGTCATCCGATCTGGAGACATAATTGAAGACCTTGAACGAAAGGTACGGCTTGCAACAGTGTTGGGGACAATACAATCAAGCTACACGAAGTTTCCATACCTACGAAAAATCTGGCAGACTAATACTGAAGAAGAACGTCTACTCGGTGTATCCCTGACTGGTATCATGGACAACCCACTGATGACTAAGGCAAATGCAGGACTGGAGAAAACCCTTGAGCACCTTCGAAAAGTGGCTATTGATACTAATGCTGAGTGGGCTAGTCGTCTTGACATTAAGCCAAGCACTGCTATAACCTGTGTCAAGCCCAGTGGTACTGTGTCACAACTTGTTGACAGTGCCTCTGGTATTCATCCTCGACACTCTGAGTACTACATCCGTACTGTAAGGGGGGACAACAAAGACCCACTGACGCAGTTTATGAAAGACACTGGTATCCCTAGTGAACCTGCCCTTGGTAAGGAAGAGACGACTACTGTTTTCTCTTTCCCCATTGCCTCCCCTCTTGGCCGTACAAGAAAGGATACGACTGCCCTTGACCAGCTTGAGTTGTGGCTTATCTACCAACATCATTGGTGTGAACACAAGCCTTCGATTACTGTGTCTGTAAGGGATGATGAATGGTTGGAAGTAGGTAGCTTTGTCTACAAACACTTTGACGATATGTCTGGTGTTTCCTTCCTGCCCTACTCAGACCATGTGTATCAACAGGCACCGTATCAAGAATGTACTAAAGAGCAGTACGAAGAAATGTTGGCAAAGATGCCGACCAGCGTTGACTGGGGTCGTCTATCCGAGTATGAAAAGGAAGACACTACCAAGTCAAGCCAGACCTATGCCTGTAGTGGTGAGGTCTGTGAAATCGTGGACCTTAGCTAAGGAGAAAAAAAATGGACATGGAAAAACTAAAGAAGTACATTCCGTACATCTTTTTGGGTGTCATTACCCTTCTTGTTATTAAAGATGTAGTCGGAGGTTAACATGGTTGGTGTGGTCAAAAAGCCATTCAGTAGACAAGCCTATGATCTGTGTGATGGACCGGCAAAGGAAGTACTAACCAAACTTCTTGTTGGCCGGGGCCACACCATCATCAACGCCAAGGAAAACTACAAGGTTGATATACATTCTTCCAAGGCTGGTATCGAGTACTTCAGTGAAGCAGAGATAAAGCTTGCGTGGAAAGGAGATTGGCCTGAGCACTGGGAAGAAATCCGTATCCCAGAACGTAAGGCCAGACTTCTGAAGCTACATGAGAAAGAGGTTCTTAACTTCTATATCTTCCGGTCAGACATGAAGCAGTGCTGGAGGATCAAGGACAGTGAGCTAACACCGAGTCGTCTGAGAGAAGCCAAGGGCAGGAACATAATAAAGGGGGAGAAGTTCTTCCACATACCAGTGAGTAGGGCAGAGCTTATCACTGTATAAAAAAAGAGGCCACCATTTAGGTGGCCTTTTTCTTTTTGGAAGCTTCTACTGCTTTACCCTGCTTCTCAGCTTTCCATCTTTCTTTGTAGACTTTCCCAGTCCTACCCCAACGATAACCACCTTTAACTTTTTTGACTGGCATCACCATTTCACCTTGTCTGCCCAGTAGGCCGCACTCATCTTGCCCTTCTTGATGTTCTTGGCATGACGAGCCTTGAAGGACTTACGTCTGTTAGCATAAGCTTCTGACTCACCAGCTTTCTTTGGAGAACCCTTTACACCCTTCTGACCAAACCGAATAATCTTTTCCTTACCATTCTCACATGCCTTGACAACATGAGACTTTGTTCCATGGCTGGGGGTAGCCTTCGGGCTATTGCACTTCATCTTTGATTTGTCTAGTCGTTCAGCCATATCACTTTTTCTTTCTAATTGACAGACCTCTGAAAGGTTCTGTGACACCCCTCCAGATTTCTCTCGGTGAGGGTAACATCCAGCCAAGGATCAACAACAAGATGTACCACATAGGAACCTGCTGGTTCAGTATGGTTACTTTGTCACTGTTGATGCTGGTGGTTTCTGTGTTCGTTGTCTCGAACTGAGACAGGGCTTGGTTGTTCTCCTCCCCTGTCTGTATGTTTGCACCCTGGTTATTTTCCTTGCCAGCCTGTACGTTGGCAGCTACGTTAGGACCACCTCCTGTTAATAGGGACAAAGCACCGCCTCCTCCACAGGCTGACAAGAAAAGAACAGTCGTAAGGGCTATAGCTTTTTTCATCTTGAGACAGAGAACTCCTCAGGCTTAACAGGTGGTGTGGCTGTCCCGTTCTTAGCTACAGGACTACTTGGATTGTCCGAAGTAACCCTGACCCCATACGGACGTATCTCCAAAAAAGAGAAGCGAACTAGAATCAGCAGTAGTGTCCCCTTCCCTATTCATCCCGTATGTACCTTTCATACCCATACGATTCCTAAAGGCTTGGAGTTCTTTCCATCCGTCCACCTTGCGTGACGGGCCCTTTTTTTCTCTGTCGTAACCTATCTCACGGTGGGAAACCACATGTTCAATAGTACTGTACTTGTTTAGAAGGTACTCACCTAACCAAGCAGCAGCAGCATGTTGTTCGGGGGTAGTCCAGTCAGACTTCTTGAAGGATTTACCAGTATCTTCGTGTGATGTAGGGAAACCTTCAACCTCAATACCTATACTGCCTGTGTTCATATTCGCAGCATGTTGGCCCGCAATTTCTGGGTCCCATAGCTGGTAAATTTGACCCTTCCTATCAATAAAGAAGTGGGCTTGGGGTACACTGGCCGCATCCATAAATCCTGCTACACCCTTGTCTCCGTAGATTTTAGCAGTATTATGGAAAACAATCCTCTTAGGAGGGACTTTTTTCCTACTTGAACCTGCCCCTGTCTTAAAGAAGTCTACTTCGTCTAGGAAAATGATAGATCGTTCGTCACCTCTAATATCGAAGCTGTACTCCTTCCCGGTAATAGCAGCTTTTTTACCGTTTTTGAACGTCCAAGATTGCCATGGAGTACCTCCTACGAAGTCCTTCCCCTCACCCTTAGTCTCTACGTCAGACTCAATTTCTAACTTAGGTGCCCTATAGAAGTTTGGCCCAGAAGTCATGGTTAGCTGAACGTCTGGATCATTCAAGTCTCTGGACATCTGTTCATAGGTTTCTTGGTTCATGTTACCTGTAACCTCTAAGCCCCTAGACTTTTGATAAGCCTCTAGACCTGCCCTACTTTTCGGACCCCAATCACCATCTACCGATCCTACAGAAAACCCTAAAACATTTAGAGAGGATTGGATGTCTTTGTAATCAGACCCAGACAATTTTGAAGTGGGCATAGTATATTTGGGAGGTTCACCGGATACTTGTACAGAGGTCTCTGCTTCTCTAATAGCCTTAGTGTCGAACAGAGGTTCTTGAAACTCTGGTTGAGTAATCTCACCCACTCTAGGCCCCTCTGGAATAGACCTTCCTTCAACTGCACCTTGCTGTGGAAGACTACTAGTTGGACCTTCCTGTGGTAGTACAGGCTCTGGAGTAGCTGGAAGCTCTGACGGTGTTGGTGCAGTAACCTCAGACGGTACCTCTTCTTGGGTTGTTACACTTGGCTGACTCAAGCCTCCCATATCTGGCCGTCCAGTAACATCTTCTTGAGGCACTACAGGTGAAGGCTCCGTTGTCGGAGCAGTAGGCAGTAAAATTTTTTCTTGAGGTAAACTGGGGTAGTCCGATAGCCATGCAGGGATTTCTCTCCTAGCATCCTCATAAGCTTTACGAAGCCTTTGAACTATGTCAGGTCTGGCCCTTAGAAAAATACTTCTATCCCTATCCTGCTCTTCTGCAAACGTAGTCGAGTGCTCAGGCCAATCCTGTCCAGCACCAACCTTGAAAGCAAGCTTTTCGGAATATAGCCAGTCTGTGTTTATCTCTGCCATGTCACTTCAACCAGAAAAATTCTTTACCGTGTGCAACTAATCCACCAGTGTAGCCCAGTTTTTTCATAACCTCATTCACCTTTTGGGTGTATAGCACAGAGTCACCAGTACTTCCAGGTGTCTTGTAAATAGACTGTATCTGCATTGGGATAAGCTTTGCTTGCCCATAAAGGCTCTTTACCCACTCTCTTTCTGGGATAAGAGAACCCATCTGCCTAGCCATGTTCACTGCATCTACCTTGTTTACCATAAGATAGTTGCCTTGCTTATCCTTTGCATAGTCAGGTGCAGCATAGACTGCTTGACCGTCTTGGGTCTTCCCTACAGCAACATAGCCAGCTTTTTTTGTAGTGGTGTACTCCCTGAATAGCTGGCTGTAGTCCTTGTACGTTGGATCATGGGCCATGCCAGAGCTTCCAAATCCCTGCCAGACAGTACCAGAAGCAGCATCCTTTACACCACCAATCATACCAAGATTTTTAGGATCAGGCAGTGATGTCCTCCCAAGTGTCTTTGAACTTTTCATCACCGTAAGCCCACCGACGCCTTCCCCACCACCTTCTCCTGGTACTATCGGCCTTTGTCGTGGTCTTGGTGAGGTAAGGGGGGCACCAGAAAGGTTTTTGTCAGACACCGAAAAAGTTTCCTGATTCGGTGTGAACACCTCTTCGTCTATGTTCTTGCCAGAAAATTGTTTAGCATATGAAATTCTTGAGTCAAGACCGGCATGTTCTGCACTAGGACGAAGGAAAGAGTCCATTACCAACTTTGTTGCTTGGCCAAGAGTGGTGGTTTTCTGTAGATTCTTTATAGTATTAACACCCATATTCATAATGATAGGGTCTTTAGCACTCAACTCTCTTTTCAGGTAGCCATAGTTGGCTTCATAAGACCGAGGATCAAGGCCCATTTCGTCAGCCCAAGCCTCGAAAGCTTTCCTACGAGCACCAGTCCATTGGGCAAAACCCCAACCGCCTTTGCTTCCTTTAACTAGAGGCTTAATTTCCTGAAGCTGTTTGAAATTACCAGACTCATGGGCTAGGTTTCCAACAAAAGCTGATGCTTGGGTACGGGTAAGTCCAAAGTCTTTCATCAAGTCTCTCATCAAACGAGAGGCAATATCGTTTGTCTTTTCCCAAGAACCTCTCTGTGGTTCGACTACACCCGGAGTAGTTTCTTTTCTAGGGTCTTGTTGACGACCAATTCGTACAGCTACTGCCTTACCACCAGTCTCTTCGGCATAGTCTAACATAAACTGGGTGGTAGTGTCAAGTTCTCCAGTTTCCTCAAGCCCGTAAGTTTTCTGAAATGCCTTGATAGCAGCAATTGACTTAGTTCCAATAACACCATCAGGCCGACCTGAGTTAAAACCAAGCTCGTTGAGTACTGCCTGAAAGCCCCTCTTCTCTGCTTTGCCCAAGTCTGCTTGCTTACGTTCCTTAGCAAAATCTTCCAACCAGACAGGTGGCTTTACCCCATCCTGTAGGTAAAGATCAAGAAATACTTTAGCAAGCATAGGGTCTTCAGCAATAGTTTTTTGTACCCAGTCTACCACGTTATTCGCCTCCGACCACTGGCTTGACCACCTTGGCAAGGTTTCCTCTTCCATCAAGGAAGAAGGCACCATTAGGAAGGCTATTGTAAATAGCCATATCTTGTTCTCTGTTACCCGTCCAGGCAGGACGTAATGGATTCTGTTCGGTCCCCTCTGCTGCCTGCTGCGACTCATCTGCTGTCACCTGTTCCATTGGTGGAAGAGTCTCCTGTGTAATACCTACAGGAGTTTCTGCCAGTGTCCGAACTGTATCCTCGGCAATCTTAACCGCTTCCATATCCCGTTTAATTTCTTCTTCAATATCAACACCAGTGTTTGAACCTTTAACGGAGTAAAGTTCAAAAGCTTCCAAATTACCGTCGATAATTTTCTGGACCTGTGTCATCTTATTGTCAATATTACGAGCAGTATCCTGAAGCTTCAAGACATCTCTGAAGTTAGTTCCAGCAAAGGCGTCAATATCTCGGCTACGATCTCCTAGATACTTGGTGTTACGAAGGTAGGATTCAAAACCTTCATTAATGATTAGGGCTTTGATGTTCTCCCAATTGTCTTTGAACCTCTCATCATCGGACTGCTTTACCTTAGCATCAATAGTGGTAAAGTCTAGTTCTAGTACACCACCTTCGGTTACCGTAACAGCAGACCCAAACCGATTTGATTTCAACGATTCCATAGAAACCATGGTTTTATTAAGCTGCGAGGCAAGAGCACCTTGGTAGCTTTCTGCAATCTTTACGGCACTGATTTCATCAACCTTGAATAGTGCAGAAAGGTTTTTAACAAACTGTGGACTGCCAAACTTGTCCAAAAGTTGCTTGGACAGAACAGCATCTGTCTGTGCCGCAACAACAGCAGATGCGGCAAGAGCACCCTCAGTGAATTGCTTTCGAACTGCTTCATTAGTAAAGATGGTGGTATCACCAACTGTAATATCAGTGGAAGCAATTTCTGAAAAGAAGTTGATAGCCGAAGTGGTGGCCTTGGTGTCATCGGTTTTGGTTACTTCACCAAGGTTCATGTCACCTACATTTACTCCACCATTTTCTGGTTCTTCACCCTCCTCTGAAAGACGCATGTTTTCAAAAACTTTTTGAAGGTCGGTGGTAATATCCGAAAGTTTACCACCCTGTTTCAAAAGAAGTTCCTGACCTTGGGGTGTTTCGAGAAGATTGATAAGAAGGCTGGTCATCAAAGGGTCAAGCTTGCTCTTTTGAGCAGCTTCAAAAATCTGGTCCACAAGAGCTTTGGTGGAATCAAACTTGCTATCACCAAGCCGGGTTACAAGCTTGGTCATTTGATCTACAGTATTCTTGACCTCAGGGTTTGCATCCATAAACGGAGCATACTTAGTAACGATCATTTGGGAAAGAGCATTAGAGGCTTGCTTGATTTCTTCTTGAGTGGCCCTACCATCTGCAAGCATAGAGTCAGTCATACCAAGTAGATAATTAAAGTCTGCTTGAAGAGAGGTTGTTACCTTAGCCCCGTCAGGGGTAATCCCCATTTCAAGACGTTGCTTTTCAATCTGCAAAGCAGTAGAACTTCCTTTATGGTCTTCAAAAATAGACCTGGCATAGGCACTGATTTGAGTCTCATCCCAATTAAGATTGGGGTGAAGCTGTGCGTACTTTCTGGCCATAGTCATATAGCCTACAGACTCCTCTGACTTAGACCAGACATCAATATTGTAAGCTTCTTGGTCTTCAAACCCAAAAGCTGCTGGAGTCTTACCAGTAGCAGTAGTGTACATATTATCCTGACCAGAGTTCGGTGTTACACCAGAAGCTACAAGGTCAAGGTATGCTTGGTCTGCCAATTTAGCAGCAGCTACAGGGTTCTTATCTCGGATTGCAAGTGCTTTTTTGATAGCATTCCCATAAGCAAGCTCTGCCTGCTTATCCATTTCTGCTACACTTGGACCTTCTTTATTAATAGACCGGAAGAAACCAGCAAAGGCCGAAGAGTAATCAGGGGCAGGGATTACCGGAATAGGGCTGATCTGAGTATTAAGGATAGGCTGAAGTTCACCGACCATATTAGTTTCCTACTGAGTTAGCATATCGTTCTGCTTCACTGACAAGACCAAGGTCGAGAAGCTTTTTGTAAATATCCCAAGTGAATTGACCCGTTGGCCCATTAAACAGCCGCATACGAATAGAGCCTTTTTGGGCTTCCGTAAGGCTTGACCACCTGATTACTGATTCGATTTCTTCTGTCAGTCGAATAGAACGGTTTTCATTACCGTCTTCTACTGCCTGCCAGAACTCGTTGATAAGACCTTCAACACCCTTGCTGACCCTTTTGTACTCAGCACCAGAGGCATAGATAAGGTCCATGGCACCGTAGTGTTCTTCTACTTCCTTGATCGGAATACCAAGAGCAAGAGCAATAGTCTCACCCATGGTGATGTCGAGACCATGGATTTGTTTACCGGTCTTAGTACGAAGCACATCATCAAACATGATGCCTCTGATCTTAGCCGCATTGTCAATGAACTTGACGTTACGGAAAGCTTCTGCAAGTTTGATCTTGGAAGTTTCAGTATTCCCAGAGACAAGGTTTGCAAAGGCAGAGAAGACTTTGGAGCCAGTCTCCATTGTCTTGCCACCACCCGCACCAAGAACAGCTTCAATCAAGGTGTCTTCTTGGAAACCTCTGATGGTGTCCTTCACACCGTCAGACACCGAAAGTCTTTCTGCAATAGCTGTACCCACACCAGCCCACTCTGTGATAGCATCAATAGGACCACGTTTAATAAGGTCGTATGTAAAGCTATCTGAAGTAATCTTCATGTCTTCTGGAAGAACGTAGTTGATAGCTTCTTTGACACTCTCAGAATCGACAATGCCAACACCAACAGTGCCGTACATAGGCATCAACATACCGGCCAGCTTCAGTCTCTCTGCTCCTGTGAGACCCCGACCAACAAAGATACTCTCAAAGGATCGGAACATGAACGAATAGAACTGCAACGGCACCCGCATCAGGCCATGCTGTATTTGACCCTTGTTCGTTTGTGTCATACGGAGAGTATAAGCTTGCTCCTTGTCTGTGATGAACTTACGAGCTTGCTCAGAGTTAAATCGGACACTAGGGTTCTTACCTTTGAACTTCATTATGGAAGCACCAAAGGCAGTAACCCGGCTCATCTGTTCCCCTTTGTTAAAGAAGAACATACCGTACTTACTTGCTACATCCCAGTTTTTCTTTGTGCTGTGGAGTGCAACCTTGCCAAGGTTAGAACGAGGGCGGAAGGTACTGGCACCAGTGGTGAAACCCTCTGCCATAACTTCAGGATTAATCTCGTAACGAGCCGAGTCAATAAAGATTTGACGAATGTCCTTCATATCTTGGACAGACATATCAAACTGCTTGGCCATACGAGCATACCACAGGTCAAGTTCAGCACCTTGTTTAAGGCCGAGAGATCGAGTGGTATAGTAGCCTAGTGCTGCACCCCTGATACCATCGTCAAGGCCAGCCATGGCTACGATGTTTATGCTGTGCATACCCTGAAGTATAAACTGGAACGGGTCTAGGATAAAGGTGGAGTAGAAACCATACTTGTTGAAGATATTCGGAAGACTATCCAGACGTACCTTGCCACCGGTAAGACCTTCGGTAGCATTGTTTACTGCGTTGGCAAGCCACTTATCACCTTCAGTCTTAACACCCTTCCGCATCTCAAAGATACGTTTCAGTTCCTTGAGTTTAAGGATCATGGGGTCTTGGGTATTGGCCAGCTTAGGGCTGTCTAGGACATCTAGATAGTCCCTGTCTGTCCAGCCAATATAGTCCTTGGCCCCACCAGACTTGTTTACGGTCTCCTTGACCTTACGTCCGAGGGACACCTCTGCCGCAGTATTGTACTGTGAGTAGGCAAGTTGACGACTTGCAGTATTCAACTGAGACTGGATAGACTTGACAGGGTTCTCGTTAAACGTAGGCTCACCGCCGTAGTGAGTAAGTGGTTTGTTGCTTCGACGTTGGCTGAATGTTACAAACTCGTCAAGACTACCACCGTTTACGAAAGCTTGTCCATCTGCCGACTTGTAAACAATATCGTCCCGTATTTTAAATACAACCTTGCCAACCTTGTTTACGTCCAGCTTGGCGTCAGAGACAAACTTGATGAAGTCTTCCTTGGTGTTGATGTACTTGTTCCAAGACGTATTCTTTTCCACCATCTCGTCGGTAATAGTACCCTTCTTCAGGGCTTCCATAAGCCTACCAATTTCTTCAGTAGCTTTTTGAGCTTCTTTTTTAGTCGAGGTGGAAAGTATGATGTCCACAATGTCATCAGTATCAGACTGGATAGCAAGGAAGTACTGTGCCTCAGGGTTGATACGAGGACCGCCTGCATTAAAGCCTAGCACATCCTCGGGTTCCAGGGGACGAATTGTGTCAGCATTGTACACCCAACGAGAAGAACCATAACCCCCTTGAATATCCATGTCTACTTCAAAGACATTCTTAGGTTGGAAGCTCTTGTTCTTCTTCAAATCCTTTAGCCTGTCCAGCCTACCGGTGGCAGCATCAACAACAAACTCTACGTTATCTGGAATAGCTGCATGTTTCTTTGCAGCCATAGGAACCACGGTCTCGTTAAGCTTTACCGTAATCCTACGGACACCTTCTCTGTGCAGTCTCTGGATCAGCATACCAGACTTCATAACGTAGGCCAAGTTGCTTGCGTCTACAAAAGCATTGTAACCCTTGACTACCTTCTGGCTAGGCATAGAGCCGTTCTGCTTGACCCACTCCTTGACAAACTGTTCTTCCGTAAGCCAAGTACGTTGGCTGGCAAGTTCCTCTGACTGGAGTTTGTTAACCACCTTTCCAACTTGGTCAAGCTCTTTAGAGGACAGCTTGTTGATGTCTTTACCCAGAGCCTTAGCAGCAATATTGCCAAGCTTTACTACACCGGTCTCAGCCCGTTCAGCAAGGTTAGCAAGGGTCTTGTTATCTACAGCATGGGCAGAAGCAATTTTAGTTGCCTGTAGTAGCTTGTCGGTCAGACGGGAAACCATGGTAGACAGTTGTTCTGTGTCATCGGCCACCCGAATGAATTTGTCGGTGTTCAGAACCTCCTCTACCTGCACAAGGTACTGGTTCTTTTCAGCATTGACGGGGATTACCTTGGCTTCTGGGCTTTTGGCTGCAATCTTCTCAGCAGTCCGTTTAGTAACCGGTAGGCCCGTCTTGTAATGCCCGATAGTGGCCCGAAGAACACCAGTCCTAAGATCAAGACTAAAGTCAGAAAGAGAACGGTTAAAGAAATTGTCAAGAGCTTCCTGACGTTTCGATACATAAGCTGCCACAGAGCTTTCATCAAATGCAGAACCGAGTGCCCTTTTTGCATAGTCATAGACTTCTTTAGTTAACTCCTTGAGCCGAGTATCTTTGATAGCAGCATTGATAGTCGGAGAGTACGGAGCATTGGGGGAGACGGGATTGAGGGCAGCAGGACCAAGGTCAGCAAGGTTCTCTGGATCGTCCGTCTTCAGGGCAATCTTCTTTGCGGCTTCTTCTGCCACTTCTTTGCTTTCGGCAACGGCACCAACCCTAGCTGCTGTAGTCGGAGACTTGGCTAAGTCCTCTGAAATTTGAGCAATAGCTTTTGCATCAGCAGCAACTTCTTTAGTAACGGTAGCTGTAGCTACAGCTTTACCACCCTTGACACCCGTCTTGGCAAGACCGCCAATAGAAGGAACTACGTCAAGAAGAGCAAACAGGAAGTTGATTGTCATGGGGTCTGTGTCCCCAAGACTAAGAGCAATAGTTCTTAGCTCCTCGAAAGCCATTGGGTTGCTATCAATGAAGATACCCTGCTTGGAGTAGTCAGTGATAATACCATCAAAGAACTTCTTGTACTCTTCAAGAGACATGGTGCCCGAGATAGCACCGAATATTTTCTCTGCTTCCTTAAAGTCGTCTTTCTTGAAAACCTTTACCCAGCTTTCGTAGACAATATCCCGGAGTACCCGGTCAGCAAAGTTGGCAATAACCCCATAACGGTTTGATTGGTCTTCACTGGCCTTGTTAATAGCATCAACGGTGTACTGGATTTTAGAAGCGGACAAAGCAGCTAGGTCAGGCAACTCATCGTTCCTGAAAGCCTCTAGCTGCATAGCCCAATAATCAGTAGGTGAAATCTGGTTCTGTTTTCTTTGAGTACTGGTAAGCTTACCCAGAGCTTTCTCTGAGTCTTCCTTCTCATTAATAGCCTTGTCTACAGTAACAAGCACATGGTTGTTGGTTTCTTGTACAGTGGCTGCAATGTCCTCTGGCGTAGTTTCATCAATGGTTTTACCAGAAACAACAATAGACTCTAGGTCGGAACTCTTGAAAGGTTCCGGCTTTTTCTTAGTTGCTGCTTCAGTAACAACATCCTCTCCTAGAAAAAAGACAGAGTTGTTTTCACCTAGAAATTCTACCATGTCATCTCTTATTATCTACATAAGAACAGTTAGTCAATGACCGAACTGCCACTACCACCCTTGGAGGCACCTTTGAACATAGCATTAAAATCTATACTAGGAAGAATCTTCCCAAGCAAACCAAAGGCACCGGCCTGCGTATTAAGCCTAGAAATATCCCCACTCAAGCCAGAAAGCTGGGTGGCAAGACCGGCATTAGCACCAAACTGAGCACCAAGAGTGTTGGTTGTAGTGGCCCCTAGAGTCTGACCTACAGCAGCCATACGACCCCTTTGAATCTGGGCCTGCCTCAGGACACTACGAGCCTGTGCTCGTTGCTGTACTCTGCTTGCTTCCGCTTGTTTATTAGCAGCCTTTCGTTGAAGATCAACCTGGGCCATACCAAGACCAAGTTGAAGAATTGTTTCAATACCCATTTTATTTTCCTTCAAAGACTAGTAACAGGGATTCGTTGACTAGTTGTACATTAGCAAGATACCCAAAAGGTTTAAAGCCAAGCATTTTGTCCAACCTTATTATGTCCTGTCTATCTAAAGGGACATTAGTGAATAAGGCCTTGTACCCAACGGTGGTAAATAACTCGTAGCTCTGGTCTAGAAACCTTTTCAACTCCCTAAATGTTTTTGTGTTCATCTTGTCTACAGAGTCTAGGTGTAAGAAGACAAGTTCAGAGTTGTATTCTAAAGAAACCTCAAACCCGTCACCTTTTATGCCCCTAAAGAATTTAAAATCTTTTGTTGACACCTTGGAGAACCCCAAACCCTAGCAGTACAAAGTCTTTACCTTGGGAAGACTCGAACCTTAGTCGCATGTTACGGCCAGTGCCCCTGCATTTCAACCTTGATACAACAATACTATCAGGATAATCAAAGTCTGTCAAGTCTCCTGGATCAACAACAGCCGTAAATTTCCTACGGTATGCCTCCTGTGCTGCCGAGGATACTGTCTTCCTGAAATCCCAGTAAGTAGAAATAAGCAAGGACGAGTCCCTGATAATGCTGTAGCTTCCATCACCATTGTCCGTCCAACCTTCCTCGGTGGGACGAAGGTACACAGTAATATATGGTGCAGTCTTCTTCAGAAGAAGATCACCCATGAAGTCGTAGCCTGCTTCTGCATAACTGCTGTAGTTAGCAGAACCCCAATCAAGGAAGTCGATACCTGAGAACAGACCCATTGTCATTTTCCCGGTACCCTTGTTGTAGATCATCAGAACAATAGCAGCCGTAGCAGAGGATGCCTGAGTAGCCCTTTGTACGACAATATCTGTTGTGGTGTCCAACTTAGTCAGTGTTGTGGTGAGATCATTCTTGGTAATATCGATCTCTACAATCTCTGAGCTAAGGCTCTCAAAGAACTGTCCAGACATTACATAGTCTGTATTAGCTGCTTCGTCTGTAATCTTCCAAGGATAGAAGCTCTGAGTCACAAGGTCTAGGATAAGGGCGTTGTTCTTCTTGTTGAGAGTTCCTTCACCATTGTTCGGGTAGAACCAGAAAACTCTTTTGTTGATCTTATCAAATACAGATTCACACTGAAGCTTGGCATTATTGTCAAGAACATCAAGGAAAGATTGAATAGTTCCAATAGAAAGGTTCTGCTCAACCAGACGACCAGATACTTTATCTGCCTGCATGACATGAATGCCTGACCGAGACCACCATACTGGGGTACCGTCCATGTCTGCATAGGTTTTACTATTCACCATGCCAACAGACGATACCTTAGCTACAGCATAGCCAGTTGGAGAGAATACGTTGTCGATACCTGAGACAGACCATACACCATTTTCTGCAAAGACAACAAGGTTTGATCCAACAACTGTAAGCTTCTGGATGTTTGCTGCATCTGGAATATTAATAACCCCACCATCTGTATCCAAGAGATCAGGAATCTCTTCAGAGGTGGGGTCGTTTAGCTGGAAGCAGTCTCCTGCTTCGGTGATGTCTTCAAGCAACCGGCTGAACAGAATACGGCCAGAGTTCTTGGCACTTTCAAGACCAGCATAGAACAACCTTCCAGAGAAGGCTGCAACGGCCTTGAAGCGGCTATCTTCAGTTTCGTCTAGGGAAGTGTCTATAGTATCGGGTTGAGCTTCTACGCTGGCGTTGAAGGCCTCATAACGGTTCTTGTCAAAGAAGTTTAGGATGAAGTGCCCATTACCGATAATCGAAGAACCGGAAAATATCTTCTGCCACTCTCCCTCGTCAAAGTCTCCACTACTATTCTTACCACTATACCAAGGGTGAGTAAGGGGAGGATAGTTGTTAGAGTTAGCAGACTTGAATGTAGTTAGTGCCGCAGCACCCTTTGCCATAGTCCAGCCGGTGTTGGCGGTATCATACTTACGGCCTGCACTTGGAGAACTAGATTTTTCATTGAAAGCAGACTTATCACTTTGCCAAGCAAAATCCCTTACCCTTGGAGTAATGATAGTGCCTGTAACACTGCTGTCACTTACATACTCGATATAGGCAGGCTCAATAGCCGGGGAGACAATAACAAGATTACCATTGATACTGGCCATCTCAATCTTTGTCGATGCAACAGAGTACGAAGAAGCAGGGGCAGCAAAGGTTGTCAGACTGATTGTTGCAGCAAGTTCGTTTCCAGAGTAAGGCTCTGCTGCCGTACTGTAGAAGTACAGATTAGCCCCATTCTGTACCACAAGCCAGTTCTTACCAGCAGTACCACCGACGTTTTTCCAAATGCCGGTCGTAAAGACAGAGCTTTCTACAACAGTAAACGAAGAGTCGGAGGCAGAGGTCTCGTACTCTACGGCAAGCCTACGACGACGGGAACCATCTCGTTGTAGCAGGCAATTCAACTCGTCAATAGAAGCATCTTGCGGAAAAGTAAGCTCACCCGCTTCGGTTATCAGACCCTTTACGAATGTATTTACCGCCTTCTGTCCGAGTCTCTGTGGCATTACGTTGCTTCCGTTCTTCTGTATAAGCATCCCTGCGTACAGCAGCAGTAGGTCGTTTATTTCTTAGATAGTTCTCTACTGCTTTAACAGCAGCCTGTACACTACTATAACGTCCACTCAATTCTTCTGGGACAGAACCCGTCTCAAATCTGATTTCAAAGAAGTGGTGGTCGTTAGGTTTCTTCTGTACGTTTATGGCTGTAGCCATATTCTCGGATGTAATCTTACAGGTTTGCTTTTCTGTATTGTGATTTAAGGTAACCATTATCTTCCATAATTTGGCCGTACAAGCTTGTTGGCCTGCTTGGTCTTCCACATATCGTTTCGGATATACGACTTCAGACGACGAGCAGCTTGCTCTACTTTTGGGTCAGACCCAGACTTAAAAAGAGAGAAGCAGGTTGACTTGGCTTCAGCAAGGAAATAAGGAAACAGTGTCTCGTCCAGATCAGGTTCAAAGGCATCGGTCTGAGAGAAAGTAGGAAACGCAGAAGCATAGGCCCGTGTCTTGGACTGTTGTAGGTTTGTTTCTACATTTGCATCATAGGCATCCATGATAATGTAGTTATCGTCAAAGGACGTATAGTAGCTAGGCATCTTATCATTAGATACATAGATAGTCACACCACCAACCACGGTTGTTACGGCAAGGCCAGTCTCGTCCATGTTCTCCAAGAAGTAATCCGGTTGGCGATACTTGATCTCCCGCCAACTAGGTGTAGCCCCCGTTGATACGTTGTACGAAATCTTGACAAGGCTCTTCAGGTTAGCAGGATAGGTAAAGTGAGTAGGACGAGCAGAGTTACTAAGGGAAGTAAGTTGTGCCAGTTGCTTGTGCTCTGGAATTTCCCTACCGGCAATGATATTGTAGTACACATCTTCGATAACAGAAGCAATCTGCTGCGCCTCTACGGTATCTGCAATGCTGTTGACATCCTCTGCATCCATATCAGAGAGGATAGACTGTACCATTTGGAGCAGAGTTGATTTCATTATTGAGTCATCCCCATAACATTCATATAAGCAGAGTGAACAATTACGTTACCCGAAGCAGTTTTCAAGTAAAACTCAAAGTAATCGTTGGTGGATATGTCTGCACTGAAGTTAGCAGAAACATGGTTATAGTTACCCGAGTCGGCAGTATCTACTATTTCCGCATTGAAGGAGCCAGTCTGAATGATACTTCCGTTTTTGTAACCAGCAAAGTAAACATCTTGACCGGCACCAGTACTGTGTTTGAAGGAAAGGTCGAACACACCAATGGCGCTTCGGTTGGGGGTTCCTGTGTACGTCAGACGACCGGCATTGTTGAAAGTGAATTCATGCAGAGTTGATGCCGTGCCAGCTACGTTACAAACAGTGTACGAAGAAGGTGTAGTAAACGTAGTTCCAGTACCAATGTCGTTATACCTCCAACTACCATGAGCCATTGTAGAATACCAAGCACCAGAGCCTAGGCCGTCTGCATGGTAGACTTGGTTAGCAGAAGCAGTGGTGGCCCCTTTAGGTTCATGGCACTCAGAACCAGTGAGAGAAGCATGAGTAACAGTAACCATTTTTATTGGACCTCTGATGTTAGATTATACAGGTTAAAAAAATCCTGTCAAGAAAAAAGTGGGAGACCCCCGAAGGAGTCTCCCTTTTTTAGTTAGAGTACTTCGATGTACTCAATGACCAGCTTACCCGAGCCAGCAGTAAAGGCTGCGGTTTCGTAGCTGAAGCCAACGTAGGCATTGGCAGCACCAACATTCTGGGTACCATCAGCCAGAACGCCATCACAGACAACAGCATAGTCAGCAGCCATGGCAGCAAGAGCAATGTCAGCGTCGATACCGTCTGCGTCGATGGCAGTACCTGCGGCGTTGAACAGACCAATATCCAGAGTGGCAGCACCACCCGAGGTAAAGGCCGTGTCAACGACGAAGTGTGCCGAGACGATCAGAGCATTAGCCGGAATGAAGGCAGCAGTAGCCGAAGAAGCCGACGAGTAGGTGTCAACAAGTGCCGTTGCATCATTAAGCTCTACGATGAGGGCTTTACGAACACCGACAACGGTAACACCATCGGTAGCAGCCACACCAGCCGCACCGTCAGTAAGGACTTTAAGCCCATCTGCGTTAGTGTAAGACATTATTTATTCCTCCTTACACAGTGTCTTTGGTTGCAACGACAACCATGTTTTCAGGACGGTACAACTTGATACCGTAACGAGCCGTGGTCACCCACTCATGCCGTTGGAAGTCTTTGTTGTACTCGTAGTCCACCTGGGGCATCTGACGCCAAGCACCCACAAACGGGCTAACCGAGGCATCAGCCGAGAAGAACAGGTTGGCCTTACCGTTTACGGACGAGAAGTCCACGTTACTGTTGTCACGGTCAGGCAGAGCACTGTCAGTAACGGTGGCAAGGAAGTTCGAAGTATAAACGTCAAAGCCAAAGATGTTACGGACAAACTTCATACCCGAAGCAATACCCGACGAAACGATACCTTCCCACTGGGGGTTGTTCGAGACGTTGGTAATGTTCGAGATGGAGTTGATGTCGTACTCAACAGACGGGTCAACGACTGCAACCAGATTACGTTGCGGAACATTCGCCTTCTTCAGAGCATGAAGAGCACGGGCAAAGTCATTTACCGCAATCGTACCCGAGACGCCAGCCCAACGGTGCTCAACACCGTCAATGCTTTCGTTTGAGTTTGCCGAGACACCCGATTGCGGTGCAGCAAAGGTCGTCAGTTCGAAGTGCTCCATGATGGACCGTTCCTGTTCGGGAACAAAGCGGGACATCATTTCATTGGCGTAGAAGGCATCCTGTTCGGCCTTCTTCGTCATGTAAGTAGCCGACACGAGGTACTTGTCAATGGTGAAAGTGAACTCACCAGTGTCCATCGGACGGTAGACTACAGCCTGATCTTCGCTGTAGTTATCGACTTGTGCTTGACCAATCGACGGGATGTGAAGAGTGTTGCCGTCACCGAAGCCGTCCAGCATACGGACGTACTTCTGTGCTTGCATCTCATCACGGAGAATCTCCTTAAGCTCGGCAGACCAAAGATCGGTACGAGTAAGGAGACTCATGTTGGCAGTATTCATAGCCATTTAGGTTTCTCCTAGATTCCAAACCTATCACCAAGACGGGCTTTGTCTTCCATCATTTGCCGTTGTATCTTGGGTTGATAGTAAAGGTTACGATTTTCCCTCCGAAGTTTCTGGTAATAGTTCCAGTCCCTGTCAGAGGAGGCTTGCGAAGTAACACTCTCGGTACGGATGGACGAGTTAATCATCGGCTCCAGAGACTTGGCATTCTGCCCCATCAGGGACATAAAGGCATTGGGAGACTTTGAAGCGAGAGACTGAAGTTCTTCCAGACTCATACCCAGTTCCTTTGCCCGTTTGTTGACCATGGACTGAGCCTCGGTCCCAAACTGCTTCGTCATTACTTCCTCGACAAATTTCCTGTTTTGTTGCAGCAAACTGTCTTGTTCTTTTTCCTTGAGTGTTTTCTCTACAAGGCTTTTCAGGTCTACCTCACTTAGTCCTGTTGGTGTACCAGAGACATCGGTGTCAGCATTATCACTGTTAGACAGAGCAGGGTTTACAGTGCTGGAGTCTGTAGCCTTTCCCCTAAGCTCTTGGATCAACTGGGCAGCATAGTCTTGTTTACTCAGATCAGTACGGAGTTCATTAAGCTGACTCTCCAAAGACTGAATATAGGTATCTGATTCTAGTTTCCCTTTGGCGAGTACCTCTGGGTCTTTCCAGTTTTCACCCTTGGTCCTTATAAGCTGCTCAAGATACGATTGGTTAGTTTCTTGTGCAGTAGTGTCTCCGGTTAGAGATTCCTCAAAAATTGACATTATTACCCCTTGGTTAAGGTGATTAAGTTCAGCATATCATCAAGTGCAGCATTGTACTCGTTGACTGCTATCTGACGATACTCCCAGTTAGGAGTGTCGTAATCTCTGACACATTCCTTTTTTCTGTAGTGTGTTTCGAGAATTTGTTTGAGTTCGTCGAAGGCTCTTGAGTACCCGAGAACTTCTTTTTTTCGTTGTTCCTTTTCAGGACCGGTTAGTCCTTGTAGCCAGTATTGTTTCATCCTCAGAACCTAAAAGTATTTTTTACTTCTTTTTTTTCTAGACCCCTAAGAAAATTTTCCATAGCACCTGGACTTCCAGAAACTACTGGCGGCACCGGTTTTATGCCCAGTTGACCCCAAGTGTCACCCATAGTAGCCGGTACCTTTTTAGGTTTAGGCCCCTTTTTTTGGGGACCGGGTGTAATTGTTTGACGATAGTGATTAGGCATTATATTCCCATCTCCTGTTTAGCCATAAGCTGTTGCTGGTTCATCATTTCAGCTTCCTGCACCGCTTGTTGAGTTTCCAGTTGTTCCGCCACCATGATGTTTTCACCAAACAATGTCGGCTCCCCAAGCTCTTCAGAAAGTATCCTCGCAAATTCTTTACCCGACATATGGGCAGCAACAGAAGGATCAGCTAGTTTGATCTGATACAGTTGCTGCAAGCTCTGTACCCGTCTGGCTCGTTCCGCAAAGTGACGAGCACCAATAGGAACAATCTTACCCGAAGCAGTGATGTCATCTTTGGTAATCGTCTTGAAGAGTTCTACACCGTAGTCTTCATCAATGGACCGTACCAAGTCCGACATATTCATATTCCGACGAGCAATCTCAAGCATGTTGTTAAGGACCGGCTCAAGGAAGCTGCGCTCAAAGTGTGCCGTCTTGTGTTCGAAGATGCGGGATGCAGAGTTCTGTAGCATCTGTACTTCGAAGGCAGTCTTTTCACCCGGAGTACGGAAGCCCATGGCTTGCTTCGGGGCACCAGCCATCTCCTCCATCTTGTTCTCAAGTATCTGGATTTGGAGGTCTGCCTGAAGGGCCGTAGGGTCGGGTGCAAGGTATCCTACATCACCCTCTTCACCCATGTAGATACGAGCACCTGGCTCAAACTCAAAGTCCTCTACGTCCCCCTTAATCTTGAGTACGGGATATGCAATCTGATCGAAGACATCTGCCTTGAGGTTTTCAAGGTGGTCGATCCGGTACTGCATACCTACGAGATTATCCAGTGGTCCCATAGAGTAAAGGTTATCCGGTCGGTCCCTCCACCCTGCATGGTACACAGGTGAGCCTGCAAGCCAGCTAGGATTCTGAGCATTGTCCAGAACGTATGCCCTGTCTACAATGGTAATGATCCGATTGGTATGAAGCTTACCGGCTTCCTTGTCGTAGACATCACCGTAGAACGTCAGGATTTCTACATAGTCTGATTCGTAGTAGTGACGGATGTTGCTGAAGCCATCTGCTACAAACCCATCGTCTTTGTACCGTTCATCCCCACTATTCAAAACTGTGGTACGGGCAGAAAGACTACGTTCAAGAACCTTCTTGTAGAAATTATTTGTTGGGTTCTCATCAATCAGTCTTTTGAGTTCACCGAGGGTTTTAAGACTACGGACAATCTTTGGTGTTGATTTGAAGTTAGCAGCAGTTGGGTTAAATACAATGTCGAAAGGAGAGATACGAACAAGCTTCGGACCAACATAATCAATAGTAACCTCACCATCTTCTTTTGTCAAGTACTTTTGTTCCCAAGAAACCGTAGCAAAGCAGTTTCCATATTGAATCCAATCGTACAGAAGGTCAGAAGCAGTATTAATGAAACTGGACTGACGGAGTTTGGTGTCCATGTATGCTTGGATAGTCTGCCGTTTATCTTTAATCAACGGGTCTTCCGAGTGAGCCTCAAACTTCATCCACTGTTGACGGGGGAACAGGGTAGCAAAGTAATTAGCATGGAGGTTATCCATGATCTGAGTCAGCTTTGGGGTGGTCGTAGAGTTAGACCAGGGAAGCATGGCATTAGAAGTGGTCCGAGTGTCCGTAGCATACAGGTAGTTACGGAGTTCTTTCTTTTGCTCCATCCACTTCAGGCGATAAGTATTCCACTGGAACCACCGATTGCCTATCTCTACCGCCAGAGTATCCGGGTTGAGAATAGTTGCAATATTGATTTCTTTCATTACCCAGTACCTCTGAATCTATTATTAGCCCAGACTATGTTTGTTCTTCTTGCCCTGTTATATGTCTTAGCTGGTTTTACCGCCATGTCTACTACGGCAGCAAGGGCATCCTTTACGTCATCGTGAGGTGAATTACGGCTGGAAAGTTCTTCTTCCAGTGTCTGGATATTACCACCTCGGTAATGCCAGATAGAAAGGTTGTCGTATCTGGGTTCAAGAATAGCTGCAATACGTTCTTCTTTAGTCCCGTTATTAGGTCTGAACTCATCAACACTGAGAGCTAGTCCATGCTCCTTGATAAGTTCTTTCAACTGACGGACAATAGCTTTCTGTGCTACGGTAACTTCTGCTCTGATTTTACGGAAGCTCCACTTGTTTACTAGGTGAAGTATGTGTTCAAAGTAATCAGAAATACGGTCAGTTCTAAATCTGTCGATGTCAAGTATATAGATATTCCCAGAATTGTCAATACCTATTACGACGATAGCTGTATAGTCTGCCTTCTTTGACAGGCTAAATGCGAAGTCAACGGCAGCAAAGACATTCAAACGACTGTCTTGGTAGTACCAGTAGCCTTCATCCTGCTTCAGGTGTTTACGTTCATAGTACTGAAACTTGTCAGAGCCGACCGGTACATTGTCTGGATCAGAAGGATCGTTGTAGTACTGTGCTCGGAACTGGCCCTTGTCAAGGTACTGACCCCTTTTCTTGGCCAGAATCTTCATATCAAAGCCAAACCACTTTCCGTCTTTTCTTTGCTGTCGAGGCCAGAGAAATTCTCCGGTGCCATCCCCATAGCTTTCTACCGGTCGTTCAAAAACCTCGTAGATATTGTCTTCACTGACCTTCTCTCCATCATCATCATAGATGTCTTCGGACATTTGAAGAAGACTGTTGTAAAGGTCTAACGGGTGGTACCTTGTACCAACCACCCACTCCTTTGCTTCTGCCCCTTCGATAGAGGACAGAAGGGAGTATTGGCTACTCACCTTCTGTCGGCCCTCACCTGTGTATGCGTTCTCGTAAACGACAACATCGTCCAGAACTGCAATATCACAGTGAAGGCCAGTCAGTGAAGTCGTCAACCCGCCAGTAAAGATAGAAGGGTCTCGAACATTCTCTTCTTTTCGTTTAGGGTGATCCAACATAATCTCTGATGTTGTCCACCTGGCCCGTTTTCCCTCCTCGGCATTGACATGCTCTGGCCAGTACCTTTGGTACACCCGAGAAGTCAGGATACCTTTAATAAAGCCTAGCTGTTTCTCTGCGAGATTTGCTGTAGCAGAAATATACAACACACGAAGAGTAGGGTCTTTGGTTAGTTCCCAAGCAACTCTATAGGCAATAAGACGAGACTTGCCGTGGTCTCGGGGATAAAGTAGTAGTTGATGAGATTTTGCACCTTGGCGAGTCCACCAATTACATACGTCCTCATGGCATTGTCCTAGCACTTGTTCAGGTGCAACAAGCTTGATAAAGGTTACAAGGTCTGCTTCTGCTGCATCTCTGATCTGTTCAACAGGGTTTGACATTAAGCTTCTTCGTTATCAATCCGTTTACACTCGGCTTCCATCCAGTAAAGTTTTGCACCTTGGATTTGGTCTATACCTTCTAAAAGGTAATAAAGATTGTTAGAGAGTTGAGCAATACACTCCTCCTCAGTTCGATAAAGCTCATTGGATAATTTAGAAATGCACTTCAGTTCTTCATTTAACGTAATGCAAGCAGAGACAACAAAGAGAAAGGTCATTCCATCACCTCCAGTTTTTGTTCATAGACAGACGTTCTAAACCCCTAACCATCAACCACCAACTCCTAAAAGCCTAGCAAGTTGGTCTCGAAGAATAAAAGCAGCAGCAATAAGACCTGACAAAAGAATAATCGTCTGTCGCCACGTCTTTAACACAAGTCGTTGGGCGGCTCTGTAGTTAGCTTCTTCAGCAAGCTGGTCCGCAACTGGGATCAACTTCTTCAGAGCCTCTACCTCTTCATCAGTCAGTTGTGGCATTTACACTGCTCCAAAGAAAGAGTCACTATTGATCGAGTACAGGCCAGACTACATTTTGAGGAAAGCCCTCTTGCTGTGGAACATCACGAAGTGCTTGACGGTATTGCGCCCAAGGGATACGGACACTTTCTGGTATGTCCATAAGCTGCGTCCAGTCTGAATCAAACAATTTTGCGTTGCGTTTATTTCTTACGTCAGCAGCGACAGTCTCCTCAGCCTTCAGTTCCAAGTTCCACCCACGGTGCCACTTAGCATCTTTACCGACGTAATATTCGCCGGGAACAACGTGATGCACATTTGTATCTACAGCGGGCATTTCGTCAACGACAAGCTCAAAGATGTTACGATCCTTGAGTGCCTTATCTGTCAACTCAGCTGGGAAAGATACGTTTGGGTTATCCTTGTACAGCTGCTTAATTGTGTAAATCTCAGGATTACCGTTGGTAATTTTAACGTACTGTTTCATTATGTGATCTCCAAGTAGCCAGACAGAAGGAAATTGTAACGGTTGCTGTCCCCGACATCAGTCGAGCAATCCGTTGAGGACGGGCCTTGGCCCAGAACCTTCAAGGAAACGGCGCTCAGGTTGGTGGCCGCATGGGTAAGCGTCGCATCCGGTGTCAGGCCGAACGTGTGGCCGGTGATTGACCCGACACGCACCGACGAGGCGAATGAATAGGTAATGTTCAACTCGGAGGAACCAGAAGCGGCGATGGTGGTGCCAGTCGGATCACCCGAAGTACCGGTGACATACCCCCCCTGAAGGGCCACGGATGCGCTGCTCCATGACGGGCGGTAGACGGCGACGACGGCGGTTTCCGATACGTTGCCATTCATGAACCCGCCGATGCCCGACCCGCTGTCGCCAGACTGCGCCACACGGTACGACAGGCAAGTGCGAACGCCGAAGTCGCCGGGACCAACGGAATAGCTTCCAGTGCTAGTTTGCAGAGAAGTGAACCCGGTTCCATATAGCTCCGTCGGGACCGTGCCGCCGCCGCTGTCCGCAATCTGCGCCACGACAATGATGTCCCCGACATTCAACGTCGGCATGGTGATCGTGCTGTTGTAATTGGCGGCAGTCGTGCTTGTTTGGTACACCAACGTCGTCGAGCCGCCAGCCCCGCCTGCACCCTGAATCTTATGCCACAACATACTTACGACCCATTTCCGACCAGTGCGCCATAGAGCGTGGTGCTTACCTTCCAGAGGGCGACAACAGTGTATCCAGTCGTAGCAAGTGTCGGTGCAGACCCGCCATTATTCACCCAGGTCATCGTCGGCCATGTGATCGTGTAGGCTGCACCATCGTCAATCATCAGGGTGATCGACTCACCAGCAGACAGGTTGTTAGTCAGCGAAGAGTTGCCGGTCAGGGTCCACACCTGAATAGAGCCGTTGTCCGGGTTCAGCGACGGGGTTAGCCCCGGAAGTGTAAATACGTCTTCAAGGATTGTCCCTGTCATGGTCGGGCTGGAGATAGCCGGGGCTGTCAGAGTCTTGTTGGTCAGTGTCTGTGTCGCAGTGTTGGTCGTTACCTCTACACCTTCAACTGCAATAACACCAGCACCGGTACGAGTGATCGTTGTATCTGTGGCATGACCTACGTTTACACCAGCAAACTGAGGACTGTCAGTTGTGGCTACCCCTTGATCTAAAGCCTTGACAGCAGTAATGTTAGTCAACTCAGAGTCCATCAAGGCCCCAGCAGTCTGTACGTCAGTGCTAGTGATGTCCCCCCTGACCTTGGTTGAAATCTGTGCTCCTGTTACTTTCTTTGAAGTACCAGCCTCATTGATTTCAAACTCATTGGCATCAGCTACTGATGCTGCTGCTGTAAGGTCTGAGATTTTTACGTTAGCCATTTAGTAGACCCTTTTCCAACTTCCACTTATATTTTTATACACTGCCAAAGGTTGCTTCCAAGAACCATTGTACTTTACATAAATGGTCGAGGCTTTCCATGTTCCTGCTACGTTTACCCAAGCCAACCTCGGGTGTTGTATCCGTACCCCATCAAACTGTACGGAGCCTTCTGCAATATTGTATTTGTAGGTTACAATACGGGTATCAGCACCGTCTTCTGTAACTCTTGTATCACCAGCCTCTGTAAGCCTTATGACAGCATCGTCAACTATAGGCTCGAAGACCCCACTTAGTATTCTTGTGGCCGTCGCTGCTTGGGTGCCTGCACCGGATAGACTAGAGACACCCGGCCTTATATTGTCCCCAGAAGCTGTCTCTGTGCCGGTACCTGTAAGGGCTGTTACAGCAGGTCTTGTTCTATCCCCACCAGCTGTCTCTGTGCCGGTACCTGTAAGGGCTGTTACAGCAGGTCTTGTCCTATCCCCAGAAGCTGTCTCTGTGCCGGTACCTGTAAGGGCTGTTACAGCAGGTCTTGTTCTATCCCCAGAAGCTGTCTCTGTGCCGGTACCTGTAAGGGCTGTTACAGCAGGTCTTGTCCTATCCCCAGAAGCTGTTTGAGTGCCTGTATTGGTTAGGGCTGTTACGGCAGGTCTGGTCCTATCCCCAGAAGCTGTTTGAGTGCCTGTATTGGTTAGTGCAAAACTTGCCGGTGCAATATTGTAGCCTATGGCTGCTAGTGTTCCGGCACCGGATAGAGCAACAACACCAAACCTTGTTGCCTCCCCGACAGACATCTTACTACCTGTTGCCGAAAGAGCAGCATTTCCGATAGCAGAAGAAACGGCTACAGAAGAAAGAGTACCTGCACCAGACAGAGCAGCATTACCGAGAACAAAAAAAACGGCTACAGAAGCAAGAGTACCTGCACCAGACAGTGCAAAACTTGCCGGTACAATACTGTAGCCTATGGCTGCTAGTGTTCCGACACCGGATAGAGCAACAGCACCAAACCTTGTTGCCTCCCCGACAGACATCTTACTGCCTGCACCAGACAGAGCAGCATTACCGAAAAGGATATTTTCAGTAACCCTTGAGTCTGACGACTCGGTGATCCTGAAATCACCGGTTTCTGTTATCCGGTAGCCGTCAGCCATCAAAGACCTCTAACTTAAGCTAGGGTGAGGTCGATATTCCCGGCATCGAACTGAAGGGTGTCCCCGTCTTCGATAAGCTTCGAAGCCGTCATTGCAC